AGAGTAGGATTAACTAAATTAAATAAACCTAAATTTACTCCTAATCATAAAACTAAGAAAGCCGTTGTTGCTACAAGAGTAAACGGCAAAGTTAAAATACTCCGCTTTGGTGCACAAGGTATGGGACATAACTACAGTCCAGAGGCTAGAAGAAGTTTTAAGGCAAGACATCGTAAGAATATTGCTAAAGGCAAATCTTCACCTGCATTTTGGGCTAATAAACTTTTGTGGGCAGGAAAAGGAGGTTCTACTAAGATGCCACCTAGATCACAAAAGGTTACACGAGGTCTAAAAAGGAGAAAGCGTAGATGAAACGAAATACCAGAGATATTTGGATTGAACAACTAAAAGATAAAAGTGAAACAATTTTAAAATATTTACATAGAAAACCTGAACTTAATAAAAAAGAACAAGAGTTAGCAGACTTGTGTGCTGGCTTTATATATCTAACAGCTATATGTGAAGATAAAGAATACTTAGATGAACCTGATAACGAATTATTTGAAGACGTAACAATACATTAAATGATAGACATTTCAAGAAAGGATATATTATCCGACTCTCTTATGCAGTTTAGTGATGAGAGATTTATCAAACTGCCCATTGAAGGATACCTAGATTTATTAGGTATAGAACCAAATAGTTCTCAAAAAGGTATCATAAATGCACTTAATAATCCTAAGTATAGGTTTATGTGTGCAGCAGTTTCTCGTAGACAAGGTAAAACATATATCGCAAACATACTAGGGCAACTGGTATCTTTAGTGCCTAACTCACATATACTTTTAATGTCACCTAACTACTCACTATCTCAAATTTCATTTGATTTACAAAGACAATTAATTAAGCACTTTGATCTTGAAGTGATTCGTGATAATGCAAAAGATAAAGTTATTGAACTGTCAAATCATTCTACTATTCGTATGGGATCAATCAATCAGGTAGACTCTGTTGTTGGTAGAAGTTATGACTTAATCATATTTGATGAGGCAGCACTTGTAGATGGTAAAGATGCTTTTAATGTTGCACTTCGTCCGACACTCGATAAAGAAAACTCAAAAGCATTATTTATATCTACACCTCGTGGTAGAAATAATTGGTTTGCAGAATTTTTCTATCGAGGATTTTCAGATGAGTTCCCAGAGTGGGCATCTCTTAGAGCAACTTATCATGAAAACCCAAGACTATCAGAAGCGGATATAGCAGAAGCAAAAAAGACTATGTCCGAAGCAGAGTTTAATCAAGAGTATATGGCTGACTTCAATGTATTTGAAGGACAGATATGGGCATTTGACCACGAAAAATGTATAGAAGATTTATCTGAATTAGAACTAAAACGTATGGATATCTTTGCAGGAATGGACGTAGGTTATCGAGATCCTACTGCATTTGTTGTTATTGCATATGATTGGGATTTACAAAAATATTTTGTACTAGATGAATATTTAGATTCAGAAAGAACAACAGAACAACATGCCGCAGAAATAAGAAAGATGATTGATAAATGGAATATAGACTACATTTATATTGATTCTGCTGCTCAACAGACTCGTTTTGACTTTGCGCAGAACTATGGAATTAGTACTATAAATGCTAAAAAATCAGTTTTAGATGGAATTGGTCATGTTGCAGCAATAGTAGATAATGATAAATTAATAGTTAGTAGTAAATGTAACGAAACACTTTGGGCTCTTGATCAATATCAATGGGATCCAAATCCTAATTTACTAAAAGAAAAACCTAAGCATAATGCTGCATCTCACATGTCAGACGCTTTACGTTATGCTTTATATTCTTTCGAAACAAGTATGACTACGTTTTAGCGAGACCTAGAAAAAATAATGCTTGACTTTAACTCAAACTTCTGCTACAATTAGAACATAAGAATTGAAATGACACTAAAAAGAGATTTAGTTAAATACGTAAGAGATAAAGCAAAATCTAAGTTTAAAAGAGAGTCTGCCTGTTACATATGCGGCTCTGATTATAAACTAGATTTTCATCACTATTACGGATTAACAGAGTTATTAGAAAAGTGGTTAAAAGACAATAATCACGAAATTCATAATGAAGATGACATTTTGAATCTACGAGAACAATTTATAGATGAGTTTGAAAATGAAATCTATAATAAAACAGTTACACTTTGCCATAAACATCACTTACGATTGCACTCAATCTATGGCAAACGACCAAAGTTAATAACTGCTGAAAAACAGCAAAGATGGGTAAAAATACAAAGAGACAAATATGGCATGGTATGATTTTCTAATAGGTAGAAACACAAAAGAAGAAGAAAAATTAAATCCTTCTCAGTTTGTAATTTCAAGAAACGAAGGATTAACAGTAGATAGTCGTGAAAATATCACGAGTTATAAAAATGCTTATGAACAATTAGAGGTAGTAAATCGTGCCGTTAATATGATTGTAGATGATTGTGCAGATATTCCTTTTTTAGTACAAGAACAAATACAGGGTGCTACACCAATATTTAAAAATGTAAGAAAAACAAGAGTTGATTTATTACTAAATAAAGAACCTAATCCTTTTCAGGATATAAGCACTTTCAAAAGAAATATATTAGTAGATTTACTTATAGATGGTAATATATTTATATACTTTGATGGTATGCATATGTATCATCTTCCAGCAGACAAAATGAGAATAGAAACAGATAAAGATACTTATGTAGATAAGTATACTTTTGATAATAGTATTGATTACTCTGTCAATGAAGTAATCCATATAAAAGAAAACAGTTTTCATTCAATTTATAGAGGAGTTCCAAGATTGAAACCCGCTCATAGAACCATGCAACTATTAGTTAATATGAGAAATTTTCAAGATAACTTTTTTAAGAATGGAGCAGTACCAGGTTTAGTTTTAAAAAGTCCAAACACTCTTTCTGAAAAAATTAAAGAAAGAATGTTGCAAGCCTGGGTCGCTAGATACAATCCAAATACTGGCGGTAGAAGACCTCTATTTTTAGATGGCGGACTAGAAGTTGAAAACTTGACAGAAGTTAATTTTAGAGAATTAGATTTTCAAGAGGCAATTAAGTCAAATGAGAGAATCATTCTTGAGGCATTAGGAGTTCCGCCTATTCTTATGGATAGCGGTAATAATGCTAATATTAGACCAAATCAAAGAATGTATTATTTAGAAACTATACTACCTATAGTTAAAAAGATAATGAAAAGCTTTGAAAGATTTTTTGGATTCCGATTAGTAGAAGATGTAACAAACGTTCCATCACTACAACCAGAACTAAAAGATCAAGCAGCATACTATGCTTCTTTGGTAAATACTGGTATTATGACACCTAATGAAGCTAGGGAGAAATTAAATCTTGAAGCAGTTGAAGGATTTGATACACCAAGAGTTCCTGCAAATATCGCAGGTAGTGCCGCAAACCCAATCGAGGGTGGTAGGCCAACAGAAGATGAGGAAGAATAAATATGAACAGAATGAAAATTATAAATCAGTTAGGAGAGTATTTCCAGAAAAAAGGAAAATATCTTGAACTAGATGAGTATAACAAGCAGTCAGACGTCCCAATAAGAGGACAGATAGTAAAAAGAGTTTTTAACTCTTGGAGTAGAATGATGACTATGGTCAAGAAGTATTACCCAGATGTTGGAGTAGTAGTGAAAAAAGCAGCTCCTAAAGTTGCACCAAAGAAATCAGCTACTAAAAAGGTGAAGAAAGATGTCAAATAAAATTTTTCACTGGACAAACACATTTAAATCTCTTGGAGAACAAGAAGATGGTAGTGTAGAAATCAAAGGTTTAGCAAGCACAAACTCACAAGATAGAGCAGGTGATATTATTGAGGTTGAAGCATGGACAAAGGGTGGTGTAGATAATTATTTAGAAAACCCTATAGTTTTATACAATCACAATCATGACCAGCCAATCGGAAGAGCAAAGGCTGTTAGAACTGTAGATAACGGTTTAGAGTTCACTGCTAAAATATCAAAAGCAGCTGGACAAATTACTGATTTAATTAAAGACGGTGTTTTAGGAGCATTTTCTGTAGGTTTTCGTGTGAAAGATGCAGATCATATTCCAGATACTGGTGGATTAAGAATCAAAGATGCCGAGCTTTTTGAAGTCTCTGTAGTATCAGTACCTTGCAACCAGGGAGCAATGTTCTCTCTCGCAAAAAGTTTTGATAATATGGAAGATTACGAAAAGTTTAAGCAATCTTTTGTAAAGACTAACTCAGCAGATTCAGTTAAAACTGAAGAAGTTGGGCAGTCTAAAGTGGCGCAAGCCAACAATAAGGAGAATCGCATGAGCGAAGAAAAGAAAGCTCCTGAGGGCTTTGACCTTGACGCTTTTGCTAAAGAAGTAGCTGAAAAAGCAGCTACTAAACTAGCAATGCAACAAGCTGAAACAAAAGCAGCTGAAGAAAAAGCAGCTAAGGAAGCTGCTGAAAAGGCTGCTCAAGTAGAAGCTGAGAAAACAGCGGAAGTTGAAGCACAACAGGAAGTAGAAAAGAAAGTTGTTATATCAGCACTATCAGGTGCAGAACAACTAATGGGTGACGTTGAAAAAAGATTTAACGAGAAGAACGAAGAATTAGGTTCAATCGTTAGTGAACTTCAAAAAGAACTCAAAGAAAAATCAGAAGAAATTCAACACATTAGAGAATCTAAGAGAGTTTTCTCAAATAGAGGAAATGATGCAGATTGGAAAAAATCTTTTGAAGGTGAAATTTTAGATGCAAAATTTGCTGGTTTAGCAACTGGTAAAGGTTGGGATAATCAATACTCAAAATCAATTATGGAGAAAGTTAATCAACATTCAACAGTTGAAGTTTCTTCAGCAGACTTTGAGCAAGTTGTATCAGCAAACATCGAAAGAGATATTCAGAATGAATTAGTATTAGCACCTCTATTTAGAGAAATACAAATGACTTCTGCAAATCAAATTCTTCCTATTTTACCAGACGCAGG